TAATGGGCAGCTGATGGGATCGGTTTTATCGTTTCCTATCCTGTGTGTCATTAATTTCATCGTTGCTTGGGATACTTTGTTCAAGGAATGTTCCGTGAGTAGAGTTCCCGTTTTAGTCAACGGAGATGATATTTTGTTTATGACAGATAGGGTGGGATATGCGAACTGGTCTCAACGTGTCGGCGAATTTGGGCTTGTAAAGTCGTTAGGAAAAAATTATGCATCTGGAGAGTTTTGTGTCATCAATTCCGTACCGTTCCAATTGAGAAAAGGACTATGGAAACAGTTACCGTGGGCACAGGTAAATCTACTTTTCGGGAAGAGTAAAGTACGTAGTAGCGAGGTTAAACCCTTATATTGCTACCACGATCAATACTTACGATCCTCTGTAGATAAGTGCCGCGCGGAGATGCGATGGAAGACTCTTCATAAAGATCACTATACGAAGATTGAGAAGGTGATTATTGAGGCTGAAGGCGAACATGACGTTGATAAAGTGCAGAAGGAGATTGTTATATTGGATCCTTGGCTACCAGTTGGTTTTGGTGGTCTTGGATGGAAGGAACGAGGGTGTGAAAGAATCAACCTTGCGAAAAAGCTGCAACGTCGACTCCATAAGAAGAAAGCGATTAAGTGGATGGAAAGATACTTCCCAGAGAAGAAGGAGAGAGAAGATGGAACCAAGATGAGGCTAGGACAGTGGCAGATGACGACTGATTTCCGTGGTGGAGAATTCCGAGAGTATTATGTATGTCCAAGTAGACAACATTCTTTACCTCGAGTTTTCCATGATGAGAATAGTCTTCGTCAGTTAGTGCCACAGGGTCTTAAATGGTTTTGTCCCACACAGAGAGTGACCGTGAATGTCGCGAAGACATCTACGTTCGGCTTGGAAAGAAGAAGAGATATGACTTACGAACAGTTCTGTTATATGTACAGATTGTATGAGGAGGGGAGATTGTGCTCTCGCTCTTGGTTGGTCAAGTCAACGTTACAACTCTCATTACGTAGCGTTGGGGAGGTGGCGCCGCAGTTCAGGAACTTGCGCCTAGACCTCGCCTTCTAAGGAGAATTTGGTCCTATGTCGTCTATTGGAAAAAGACAACAGAAGCCAACCAAGCGAACAATGACAACCACGTCAAATGTTCAAAGACAACCTACACGTTCCGGGTTTAAGGGGAACGGCAAGTTTCGAGCAATGAGTGATATAGAGATAAAAGAGAATCATTTTAGTGAAAACCGTGGGAAACACGGTCCGGTGGATACTAGAGAAAGAAACGTACATCGGAGAGATAGACTGAATAAGAAAGAAGATCGTCGACAAAGATATGATGAGAGAGGACTCTTTATGCACCTACCGAAAGGATATGGGAAAATCGGTTATGGGTACAACTCAGGGTTAACTTGGCTACAAGAACCAGAACATACAGCTAAGTTTGGAGTAACATCCTCGAGGACACGTACTCACTATCAAGCAACTCGTCAGTTGAAGACGAAGTTTGGTAGTGGTGTCGTCGTGAATGGGAGCCAGATGTTTTGTTCGGCCACCGTAGTTGCAGCTAGCGCCAATTTTTTGAATAATGGTACTGCAGCTGTCATGCCTATCTCCCCAGATACACTGGGGGGTCGCTGTGCGCTGATTGCACGTAATTATACCAAGTTCCGTTTTACGAAGTTGTGGTTTCATTACGATGCAGGCTGTCCAACGACTACTCTGAATCAAGCATTCATGGCTTATGTCCATGATCCCTCTATTGCTTCATTTCAAACAATTGATTACACTAATATACAGAGTGCTGAGGATTCTCAGGCTATTCTACCATTTGAGAGTGTGACGATGAAAGTGAATTTGAAAGGGAAAGAAGATGCTACATATTTTACAGAGATAGATAGTGCAAACCAGGAAGGAGTTCGACAGACAGAGCAAGGTGCCCTTATAGGCAAGGCTCTGAATATCAACGGTACTGGTAGTGACATTATATGGGGAACAATACAGATTGAATATGAGATGGAATTATACGACCCGTCTCCCGACTACGGTTTCACTTTTACCCTTCCGGATAAGGTGATAATCGACTTGTTGCCGCTCTTATCTCCATACATGACGTCACGTGATGTGACTCGTGTTAAGAAGTTGAGAGGTGACGACATTAGTCGAGTGTATGAGAGGTTAATTATTCCAGATAGAATTAGTAAGGAATTAAAGAAGATTGTTGACGAGACGCCGCTTATAAAGAAGGCCGATGAGGAGAAATCGGAGCGGAAACATTCAGATAAAGATAAAGAATATGTGTCTAGAAAGAAGGAAGAACCTCCGGTTCCGATGGATGTTGAACCGAAGGGTTGGGATAGAGTAGATATACCTGACTATTATACAACGCAGAGGAACGAGCAGCAAAGGGAGTTCGAGAAAGAACTCGCAGTGCCTCGGCTTACCCCGCGTGTTGATATTCGAGATGTGAAAGATACAAAGGATTTGATGGAAAAGATGAAAAAGCTCGAAGTACTTAAAAGAGAAGGAAAATGAACTGATGTGGGTCCGTGCAGTGTTATATGATAAAGACATTGGTGGATGATTGTGATAAGATGTGTGCCTTGTGTGTTATAGGGTTAAATGCACAAACCAACAGGGGACGTGGTGTGGTTACCACGTTTTGTTGAGTGACATGATGGTGTCATAATACAGATGAAATGTATTGGTATATGCAGTGAGTGCCTACACGGTGAGTGAAGATTTGGCTAATCTTCATAAGCTGTTGTGAACTTATGAGACGTACCGCAGGTGCCCGTGCACTGGTGTAGCTTGGACATACGACTTGGTATTGACTTCTTTGGCTGATTCAGTTTGACTATTTGTTGAACTGATCTCGGCTGGGATCGTCTTTACCTGCTTTCGTAAAGATCCGAGGATATGGAATTGTGGTAACATCCTCCAAGGGGTGGTGTTGGCGAGAGTCGACATACTAATCAATCTCCGGAACTCCGGTGGTGGGAAATACGCCTGTATTTCTATGTAACTTAACATATTCATTCGCGTGTGATCGTTGTATCTTCGTCAAG